ATGGACTATTGAATATAGAGCTCAAATCAGACTCAGTTCTGGCTCAAGTTGTAAGACAATCAGAACAAGTGTTAAATAAAAATCTATCTGAGATCAGTAAGAATACTAAAGTAACATTAAGTTCTGTAGGAAGTGAAATAGTTGAAAATTGGAACACTTACTTTCCAGACTATTCATGGATGAATGATGCACAAAAACAAATGACTGCCAAACTCGTAGAGGAAGGTAAAATAACTTTAAACTGTAAATTTTAATGAAAGGTTGTAATAGTCCAGACGAATTTGATAGTGCTATTGAGTTAGGTAAAGCTATTAATAAGACACACCCTGATCAGACACAAGATGAATCTCTTCATAATTTAGATACCACCTCAGACGTGGTATCTAAAATTGAAGGGAAATATCAAACTCCAACAGGGAAAGCTCAGATAAAAGAATCTGTTACAGAAGTTGTCAGTAAGAAGATGCCTTACAATGGGCCAGAGAATCCAAGATTGGATCAACAAGGAGAGATTGGTAATTTCATGCACGATGTTAACCAAGATGTAATGCAAATCTTAGTTGATGAGATTAAGGATATGTCCAATAATGCAGCCATAGCTCATGTTACAAAGGCTGTCTTAACAACTGAAGGTTTAAAAAAAAGCTATAAAGAATATGGTAAATCTCTAGATCCTAAATCTGAACTTAGAGTATTGGAAGGAGCTCGAGTTAATCTTTTAAGTATTTTAAAAAGGCAGCAGACTATCAATATTCTTAGTGGTAAAGATGGTAGAGTCAAAATTAGATTAGAACAAGTTGTTATTGATCCTAGAAGAGCTATTGGTGGTACTATAGATTTCCTAGCTATTTACTCAAACAATACAGCTTCAATCTTAGATTATAAAACTAAATTTATGTCTGGCTATAATCAAGACGAATTTGGTAATATTATAGATATGAAGAAGATTGCTGGTAAAGAAACTATGAAAAGATACAAACTCCAGCTAGGAGAATATGGTAGAGTCTTAAGAGAAGCTTATGGTATTAAGGAAATAGCTAGTAGTGATATTGTACCAGTTACAATTAATGTAAATTTTAATACAAAGACTGGTAAATATGCTACTAGAATATCCAATGTAAAATATCCAGGTCAAGATCCTTTATTGGAAAAAATACTTCCCTTTAGTCCAACTACAAACTTCAAAGATTTGGATGAGTTGGTAAGAGGTATTGATAAACAGTTGGAGAAACTAGAGGATAAGATTAAGAATAATCCTACTAGGAGAGATGAACTACAAGACAGGATTGACACATTAGATAGAGCCAGAAAAGATTTGTTGTTAAATCACAATTTAGACAGTATCTTAGATTATGCTCAAAGTCTTGGTAAGAATGTAACAAAAGCTGAGATGGGTGAACTATCAATTCAAGAGTTACAAGAACTAATTGAAGAGTTGGAGTTACTATCAACTCTGTCCAAGGCTACTTTAAATTATAGAGAATTTCTTAAAACTAATTCTGAGAAAGATGAGTTTGATAGGGTTAAAACTAAAATAGCTCAAGTAACAGGTGAGCTGGAAGAAACTCTAGCTACTGTAAGAGAAGTATTGTTTAATGGTAAGGTGACTAAGTTAATTGAGTTACATACAGGTTATAAAGTTACTGATGATATGGGTAATTTCTTACCTATGACTCAGGAAGGTTTCTTTGGTAAGTGGTTCTATCAGTTAAGTCAACATGACAATCCTGTGTTTCAAACTTTACGTTCTATCTTAGATGAGATTAATTATGACGTAAGAGAAAGGACAGATTTAGTTGTGGAAGATATTGTATCTACAGAGAATAAAGTTCATGAGTGGTTAAAAGCTACTGGAAGAACCTTTAATGATTTGGTAGATATAATGATTGATAAGACTAAGGATAACTTCTGGGGTAAATATAATTCTGAATACACAGACACAGTAAGAGGAGCAACTGCTACAGAGTTGTACAAATACTTTGAACCTTTTGATAATCATGATGAACGGTATTCCAATAAGTTAATGGAGAAACTAGCTGAAATTAAAGCTCAGAACTTAAGTGGTCCAGAAACAGAACATTTGATAAATACTTGGATTTCTAAAAATAGTTTAGCTATGGATAGTGGTAAACCATTGTATCCAGAAGCTTGGGCTAAGGCTAAGAAATTTAACCGTTTAAAGTTTAAAGATAATTCTAAAGAGTATAACAAGAATTATCAGTTTATATTATCAGTACCTGAACTGAAGGCTTATTACGAAATGTTTGAAAAGTATAATAATGAATTTAGAGAGAAACTTGGAGTAGACTATACTAGTCTCCCAAACAACTTTTTACCTAATGTTAGAAAAGCAATGTCTGAAAGAATTACAGATCAAGGATTCAATGGATTCTTGTCTGGAACTTCAGACTTCTTTAAAGACTTTTCTATTAGAGAGGATGATAGGTCAATGGATGAAAGCTATAATAGTAATGCTAAGATTCCTATTTTCTTTATGATGCCTTTTAAGAGTAAAGATGGGGAATTGCAAGTAGGTGAGAAGTCTTACCAGTTTGGTAGATCTCTAGCAATCTTTGCTAAGATGGCTTATAACTATGAAGCTACTACAGCCCGGGAAGCTGAGATTTTAGCTTTACAACAGTTCTTAGATTCAGAAGCTGAATCATTTGAACAGTCTAGAGGTAGGAATCTTATTGATAAGATGGGTAATAACTTGACTGAAAAGTTACAAGCTACAGATACTCCTGAAATATTTAGAAGTTTTGTAGACATGTATATTTACAAGATAGGTGTAAAACCTATTATTGGAGATAAGTCAGGTAAAGCTGAAAAGATGTTACTTAAAGCTAAAGAGTATTTTACTTTAAAAGCTTTAGGTTTAAATGTTGTAGCTGGCACAGCTTCATTTGTATCTGCTAAAATCAATGCTATGATTGAATCTAATAAAGGTGTTATATTCAATAGTAAGAACTATAAAGAATCAATGGTAGCTGGTTATGCAGAAAGAGAAAAGTTCTTAGCTCTTAATGCATACTTTGATGTTATGGGACATAGAATTAGTAACCCTAGAATTAAAGGTGAAAAAACACTAGGTGAAGTTACCTTATCAGATCCTACTATGAGAGGATGGATTAACAAGTATGTCAACTCTAGAATGTTGATGAATACCTTTAGTCTTGGTGATCAATACATTGAAGAATTAGTAACCGTAGCAATGGCTAAGAATTACTATATAGATGAGAAAGGTAATCTAAGACGTATTAAGAATAATGCTGATTTAGAATTACACAAAGACAGATTAGTATGGAATCTTTTTACATATGATAGAGAAGCTGGTGCTAAGTTAGATTTAACTAAAGAACAGCTACGTAATGTATATGAAGATTTTAGAAGAGCTGTACAAGCTGGACAGAGTAGAATCAAAGGTACTATTTCAGATGAAGATAAAGCACATTGGCAGAATAATATTATTATGCAAATGATGATGCACTTTAAATCTTGGATGCCAGGTTTATTCTTTGAAAGATTTGGTAAGGTTAAATTTGATAATAGAATTGACAGTCTTTACATGGGTAAGTTTACCGCTCTAGCTAAAGAGTTTGGTGGAATAGATCAAATGGCAATGTCTGAGTTTATGACTAAAATAGTTTTACCTAAGATGGGTAAACTCATTGTAGATATAGCTACTCTAGGATTATTTAAGAGTTCAAGATTGAATGACAAGTACAACAAAGAACTGTACTTTGAGAAGTGGTTAGATGAGAACCCACATCACAGAGGTAAAGTTAGTTTTGAAGATTTTAATGAAATTCAACAAAAGCAATTAAAATCTGTTATTCAAGAATTAAGGGTGATCTTACTTTTTGCTGGATTACTTATGTTAATGGCAGGTGATTGGGATGATGATGGAGAAAGAGATTATAACAAATATCTCATGACTCGTAAAATAGCTTCTTTATTGTTTAAAACTCGACAAGAAATTTATTTCATGTATAGACCTGATCAATTTGCATCTATGATTAAGAATCCAATTCCTAGTTTAGGTCTTTTAACAGACGCGTTTAAAACTATTAGTGCAACAGGATCTGAAACTTATGATCTTTTATCAGGTAAAGATGCATTTCTTGGATGGGGAAATGAAAAGAGTGATAAAACTCCTAGAGGTTACCAATTAACTAAGTGGTTACCTGGTCTTGGTGGAGCTTTGAGATTCTTTGATTTCTTCAATAGTGATGTGGCTTATTCTAAAACACAACAATAAAGGTTTAAAAAAAAGGAGTGTCTACCTGTAATGGGTAGCACTCCTTTTCTATTTATTTACGATCCTCTATTGGCATTTTAAGATACTCGTTTAGATCCATTTCAAAATGTATAATTTTATGTAAATCAAATGTTTCTAAAAGAGGTGTTAGTAAAAGAATTTCATCTAAATCTTCAAGAAACATTTTATGTTGTTCCCCATGTACTCTTTGAACGTATTGGATATATTTCTTAACACAATCTTTATAATTTTCACCATTTACATAAACTTTTACATTTTCTTCATTTCCATCTAAAGAACCTTTTATCATGATAAATCCATTTTCAATATCAGTAGTAGATTCCCACAAATCTATTCCAAATAATTCAATTTGAGTTTCTGCATCCATGTGTCTTCCATACCAAGAACAGTAGTCGTCTTCTGGAGTATAAGTAATGTTATTACCATTTACTTCCTCAGGTTGAAAATCTTTCCAATTCATCATACAGTTCTTATTTCAAATGTAAAATAAGCTTTAAGTAGCTTATACAATTCTCTATTTTCTTCAGTTAGCAAAGTATACATATCTGGCATACCATTATCAGCAACTGTTCTACAAATTGCATTTCTAAGATATGGTTTAGGCATATCCTTAATAGCTACAATTTGTTGTTTCGATTTACTTAAGTGTTTACCTACAGGAACTTTGATCCAGATTTTATGGTTATCAGCTGTATACTTACCATTATGCTGCAACCCCAGTTGACTAAACAATTCTTTAAAATTATCACGCGGTAGATCTAAACCTCTCAACATTGACTTAAGATTTGTTTTAGTAATATGTTCACCAAGATCTACAAGTTCTTCACACAAATCCTTAAGATGTTGTAGAGTAAGAACTACTGGAGCTTGATAAACCCTTGTACCATTGTAGGTTTCGTATTCCAATTCAGAATTTCTCAAGAAACCTGAAACCCATTGATTACTCCATATTTCATCTTTCCAATTCTTGTCTAATTGAATTTTGAATTGAGAAGCGGTAATTGCTCCATAAGAAAGAAAATGTGCATCTAGTTGTGCTTGTGCTTTTTCAATTTTTGTCATTGTTATTTTGTTTAGAACTGTTATCTTGAATTTGTTTATTTCTTACTTCCCATTGTTGTCTACATACAATTCCATGTTGCATAATATACATAGTATTGCCTGCGATAAGTTGTTCACAGTATGGGCATCTAATAGACTGATCATTTGATTCTGAACTATATTGCATTTCCATTTCTCCTTTTGTACCCATCACAGTATGTTATCTTTTATTGTTTTTGCTAGCTCTCCTAATTCGAGATCTAAATAATGAGTAGGTGTAAAAGTAATTTTAATTACTCCAGTTGGCGAATGGCAAGAGATGTCTTCAAATGATTTATACACAAATTGTCTGCCATTTTGATCCTCTCTAATATAATCCACACTTCCTAATTTAAATATATTCATTTTATCCCAATAAAATAACATTTGTGTTTTAAATGCAGGAGGATTATTAGAATCCAACGGTTTCAAATTTAATTCTAAAGTCATGGTATATAATCTATAATTGTTTTAACTGTTGGAAATCTTAAACTATTATATTCGGTAAAACCAAAATATTTAACAGTTGCTTGTTTTCCTATGATCTTAGCTTTATCTCTCCATACAGCTCTCATATACTCTTCCGTACCAGTCATTGTGGGACTGCATACACCCTCATCTAATTGAACTACTAACATGTTGGCGCATCCAGCTCTATTACCTGTTCCTTCTAACACATCAATGATTTTAAACTCAGCATCTTGCCAATTTTTATATTTAAGTAATTGTTTACTACGTTTATTTTCATAGCCTCCAAGATCTAATCTAATCATTGTACCTTCATATCCTTCAGATAAGAATTGCTCATGATATTTTTCAATGTCTTCTAGAGTATAAACTCTATACTTAGGAACTAAAACTAGTTTACCATCAAAGTTATTTCTTTCTACCAATCTCGATAGACAATCATGTCTTTCTGAGAATACTAGAGTTGGTAATCCGGGATAATCATAAGTATGAAATTGAAGTACTTTAGCCTTTTCTATGTCCGAAGCTGTAGGTTTTGTTTTCCTAGCTAAAGACATAAGTTCATTAAAGTCATTCTTTAGATTATGATTATATAGTTCTCCATCTAACTCACAATACAAAGTTTCCAAGTGTGGACAAGTAACTACTCTTTCACCTGTTCTAGAATACAGATATCCTTTTGAATAAACTCTCATTCCATCTAACTTAGGTTGAACCCAAGTTGGAACAGTAAATAGAAGTTTTTCATATTTAGCTCTTTCATGAGCCAACATTGGTTGAAAGAATTTCTTCTCTTTAGTTAGAACTTCATTGTAACCAGACTTAAGCTTTTTCTCCCACTTAGCTTGAGCTTCTAATTGAGCTTGTTGTTGATCGGTAGTTTGATTAGACTTACCTTTATTTTTACCTGTACAGTAAGTTAATTCTGACTCACTTATAGTATTTATACCCTCCCGGGTATAATAAGCATCTTCTACCACAATAATTTCCCAGGACTGTACTTGTCCAAGAGTTGTATATTTATATAGTTTTGGTAGCATTCAAATTTAAATTATCCCCAACCTATTTCTAGGTCAGGGATTTAGTTAACTACACATGTTCAGATCCTGGTGGACCTAATTGTTGAACACAATGTTTACATCTTTTGTGTGATTTGAGATAGGATTTAATCTGGTTGAGAAGTTTGTTCATGTTTACGTAGTTTAATTTCCAATAAGGCTAATGTATTCCAAGCTAAAGCTGCCAAATGATCCAATTCAGTTTCATTTTCTTCTCCATCTTGCATCATATGTCTAATGATTTTATCTTCATAAACTTCATAAGGTGTTCTTGTAAATCCTTGCCAATCTTGATCAATATCAACATATTTTTTATGACCTAATTCAGATCTTTTAGCTACAGCTTTTAATGCTTTAGGAAATTGAATAATGATTGTTTTAAATAGTCTCGGTTTTTCTGAGTTGTTCATTTCTGTATTGTAGTTCGTAAAGAAATATTAAATGAGTACCTTTCCAAGAGACATCAATTTCTTGAGGTGTATTTAATCTCAATGTGAAATACGTTAAGATTCCTAAAATATGATCTGAATCTAAATCTTTTAATAACTTGTATTCAGTAAATAATAATCTGACATTATCCTTATCATAATTTTGACCCCATGTAAACTGTTCCCTAATATCTCCTATTAGATCTTTTATATTACCTGATTGTACTGTAGAATTTGAACGAGTGTAATCAAATCCTCCATCAATAAACTCCCCTGATTCGAATTTCTGATAATCGTGTCTGTTAAAAGAAAAAAGTTTTTTACCATTTACTTCTATGTAATTTATTTGCATGTACAAAACAAATATTACTTAAAACATTTCTTACACAATTTGCCGTATGATTCAAAATCAACCGATAATGCCATTTGAAGCTTTTCCTTTTTCATGAGTTTCGTTTAAGATATTTTGATACCAAACGGGTTGATTTTTAAACTCTGTTTTACAAGAACAGAGTTCGCTGTTATAAATTAACTTACCGCAATTTTCACAAACGTTAGTTTGATTTTGCACTTCTTCTATTTCTTTATCCATCCTTCAATGAATTTAATTAAGTTAAGTAATTTGATTCTCATTTTCCTGTACTACCAAACCCACCTTCACCACGATCTGTAGAACCTAATTCATCTACTAAAACAAGTGTTGGTTGTTCGACTTTGTTAAATACTAATTGTGCGATTCTATCTCCATGATTAATAGGATAATATTCATCACTATGATTAATCAATAGGATACAAACTTCTCCACGATAATCAGAATCAATCGTTCCTGGAGAATTAACTACACAAATTCCTTTACTAGCCAATCCAGATCTGGATCTAACTTGACATTCTAAACCTAAAGGAATTTCTAAATAAATACCTGTAGGAAATTTATAAATAGTTTTTGGGGGAATTTCAGTATAAGTTGAAGGTTCATCTGTGTTTGAATCAAACACCATATTTGCACATATATCCATTCCTGCACTACCAGGTGTCTGGTAAGCAGGTAAAGGATTATTACTTTTGTTTACTATTTTTACTACCTCGTTCATATGTTGTTACTCTTTCTACTGGTTTAGGTGGATGTGATGTTTTAAATGTATTCTCAAACTCTGTATTTTCCCAACGTTCAGTTTCCAATTCGTTAGGGTCATACTTCAGCAACATCTTCTCTAGATTTAACATAGCCGAATTCAATTTTTCTTGATCGCTCATAGTTCAAGATTTCTTGGTTCATACAAGGTGGTATATCATACTGACTAATTTCCACTCTACTTCCATCAGGTCTTGATTCTAGATGTTCTACAGAATGATTTGTATTAAACCATTCATTCAGCAAATCTACATAATCTTGTTTATACTCAGGATTCTTACATAAAACTTTTCTAGTTTTACTATCTTTAGAAAAAGTCTTATTTAATTGTTCTTTAGTATAAATCTCAGTATAAGAACCTTCTTCAAAAGCAGAGTAATTAATGTCAGGACTAATAACTATAGCATACACACTTTCAGTCTGCATATAGTCATTGACATACTCCTTGTTTATTTTTAGATTTGTGATAAGCTTTTGAATACCTACGGTATTCTTTCTGTCATAGTATAATACTATAGACTTGTCTTGATAAGACACACACAAAAGATTTTCTTTTAAATCTTTCATATATGGCATATAGGATTTCATCATAACTACTGCAGGATATAAGTATATTCTGGTTCGATTTATGCACCCTTTATTAATAAAGAACTTTTCTTTATTGTCATACTTTATCATACATTCGTGTTTGGATTAAATTTCAGGATTATCTGTTTGATAATTCTTTATAAGTTCTAAAAAGAATTCATAATCCATTGTAACTTGAAACATTTCAGGTTGTTTCAATTTCCCCGGGACAATTCGATTTAACTTGTTAATTAGGATATAAGGAACTTTATGTATAGCATGATTAGGTGGTAAGTTTTCAGCAATTAATTTCTTAAACTCATTATACAATCTATCATACCTTAACCTTTGTTCATTATAACCAGATTTGGCTTGAATAGCTAAAGGTAGTCCACATAAATCCACTTTACAATTATCTACTAATTGACTAGCTTCCCTAGATGTTTTCACAAAAGGAAACTTTTCTCTCAAATCAATAGCTATTTGTCTTTCAAGCCTACTTCCTTTAAGTTTGTTTTTATGTGCCATGTATTAGCATTTGTGCTTCGATGGTAAAATTATTTGTTGTAACAACACGTTCACCAAAATAAATCTCTAGGTTTACACGGCTTGTATAACGATTTGTAAATTTAATTCTTAGATTTTCTCTTAAATATTCTAAGAAAAACTCTTTACCATTATCACTTTCAAACAAAGCTTTAATCACATCAACTGACGCTTGATCCACTTCTTCAACCATGAGTCTTCTGGTTTAATTCTTATTATAGGTATTTCTGGAAACTTTTCAGCCCATTCAGGAATGTTATAAGATTTGATATATCCTGTATGCCTACCATCGACATTAGTTCTTATAATAACATGACTTTCAGCAACACATTTTACAACAAAATTTCTTAACCAAACTTGTCCTGTTTTACTTTCAAGTATAGTTCTAAAAACTTCAAAAGTTGCAGGATCTATATCATCTTCTAAAGATTCCATATCTCCAGGTGTTAATGGACGATAATAATGAGGATTGTTAGGATTCCATTGAGCCATACCTAATTAGCACTAAATTTTCCACTACTTTCAGCTTTATCCATTAATACTCCAATTGCCATTTCATAGTCGTATGTATAGAAAGTCAATGCAACCCAACCTAGACATATACCAAACGTACCTTCAGAATATCTAGTGTGAAATCCTCCATATTTACCAAAACATAACATTACTGTAAACCCTGGATGTATTTTACTTATGTGATCTTTTTTCATACCCATTTTATTTCATCTTGTCCAGATTCAACAAGATATTTGTTAACTTCTTTATAAAATCCTACAAACTTATTACCTCCATAAGTTTCTGCTGCTGGATGGTATCTCATTATTTTATAGTGCAGTTTATCAGATATTTCAGATTCAAATAATTGAGCCTGTTTACCTAAGAATACAAACACTAAACTTGTCATAGCTTTCCTACTTAACTTAAAATCATTTAAGACATATAATAAGCTTTCTATAAAATCTTCCCATAATTTAGTATGACTTCCAGATTTAAACTGTTCACAACTCAAACTGGAGTTTAACAGTAATACTCCTTGAGATTCCCATTGTAACAGATTACCTTCAAATCCTAATTCTGGTTCTTGAAACTCTTCTTGTAGAGATTTATAGATTATATTCAAACTAGGTTGAAACAATCCTTCACAAGCAAATGCTAATCCAGTAGCTATTCCAGGTTGTGGGTAAGGATCCTGAGCCAACAGAATTACCTTGATTAAATCAGGATCTAATTGTAAACATCTTAAAATCTTATCTGGAGTATCTGGACATAACTTTACTTTAAGATCTACAATTTTTGTAATTGTTTCATCTAAAATGGTCATTGGAGTTTTACCAGACATAAGTGGGAGATTCAACAAAACTTTCCATTTAGGATGGATGTTTTGTACAGCTAACATAGTTACTGGATTCATAGTATTAATTTTTTTGTATTGTCTATTCCAAATTCTTTTATCATTTCAAATGTGTCCTTTGGTAAAACATCAATTGTTTTATAACTTAAGTTATACTTCTCACTTAACTTCTGAGCTTGTTGAATACCTGATATGTCATTGTCATACAAGAACCATATTATTTCAAACATTTCTTGTAATTCTTCCAACTTATGTTGAGGTATAAAACACCCTTCATTCTGAAGAGCTATACTTGGTAGATTGATAAAGTAATCTAACATTATTCTATCCTTAGCAGATTTAGTAATAACTAATTCTTTAGAATAGGAATGGTAATGATTAATTTTATGCCAACCAAATATGTCTTCACTTGAACAATTAGAGTACCAACGAAATTCTTTTTGTTCAGGAAAATAAAGTTTTACATGATCTGTATCTGGAAAGTAATAAGCTACAACTAAAGTTTTACTTGGATGATGAATAGAATTTAGATTCCAACCTTTCTTGTTTTTTATCCAGTAATTTTTTACTTTGAATATCAATTCAGATTCTAAGACTGTTCCAGGTAACATGAACATATTAGGTTCTTCCCAATCTTGTTTCTCAAATCGAATCTCTGGAATAAATACTTCTACATTCTGTTTTATAATTCCAGTATGTAAATGAGACTTCTTAGCTAATATCTCTAATACTTCTCTGTAAGTACAGTTTTTAACATACTGTACTACATCAATACATGACCAGTATAACTTATTATTAAATCCTGTATTCTCAACAAAATAAAGAATCCCGGAATACCATGAGAAACGGCATCCGGGATCTTTATCATTTGATCTAAAAGGACTCTTAAACCGGCCACTTAGAGAAGGATATATACCTAAGTATTCACTAAACACTTGTTCTTGTGAAATAGAATTAAGAACATTTTGTTGCTTGTGGTACGGTTTTTTTGTCGTAAACATACTAAGATTTATATTTCCAAACAAATCCTCCTGCAGTTTTTCTTTTACCTTTGGCTACCGCACATATTGTTCCGGGTGCAACATTAATAGTTAATCCTGCCTCCCTAACAGTAAAGAATTCATTTAAAACGTCATTTGTTTTTGAACATATTTGTAATATAGGCTTACCACGTTTTCTTTTTCTTAAAAGAGAGTGTTTCTTTCCTTTATGTCCAATAGATATTTTCTTTTTAGATTCTTCTGTATGCTTATAACCTGTAGAAAAACCAGCAACTTTTAAAATATTATATTCTGGTTGATAAAAATCTAAAAAATACTGTTCAATTTGAACAAGATCTGTTAAATCACAACGTAGTAATATGTCAAATTTAAAATTTGAAAGACCGTGTTTATTATAAGAATGTTGTAAATGGTTATTGCAATGAGTACCTAAAGCTAAATCAGATTTATGAACGTTCCATCTGATTCTAAAATCTTTAGTTGCACCTATATAAATTTTACCATTTACAACATTACTTATTTTATAAATTCCTGAGTTCATGTAAACATTTAGTTCCAGGTAGCAGTTGTACTAGCTTGAGGATTAGATGGTACCGCATTTACACAAGCTGCCCGATCAAACTCTTGATACTTATAAGTAAACAAGTGCTTAACTAAAGGATAAGCTTGTGTTGCACCAGGAGCTACATCCAATGACTTCTCATAAGCATTTTCCAACTTATTAAGTGCATAGTCTGTAACTTCACCAGAGAACCAAGTCTCAGATTTATTACAAATCTCTTGGTATGTTTTAGTTACACTGTTACCATCTTTATCTAAACCTTGAGATTCAGAAACTGTCATAAGCATAATAATATACTTGTTATTCTCCTGACCCCATTTACCTACTGCGTTGATACCTTTGTAATCTCCATTGTACAAAGCTTCAATTGTAACTCCAGCCTTAGCCATTTCTTTGTACAAATTTCCATCTGGATCTTTGTAATCAAAGTTAATAAGACGGCCAACAAAATTGATAAGATCTTCCTCACCAATACAGAGTGGTTTATGATCTGCAAACTCAGGTTTTACCTCTGTAGAACCTTTAGCTTTTGCCCATACAATACTTCCATTACTGGTACATACTTGAAAATTACCTCCTTTGGTAATTTTAGGATCTTTACTGATCTCAAGTTTATACCTTGCTACATCTCCTTCTGTATTCTTAATATAGAATGTCAAAGGACGTACCATGTGTTCCTTACTATAATCTTCTTTTAGATCATAGTTTGGTTCCTGGACATTATCTCTTCCTGTCCATTCTTGAATTTGAGTTGCTGTAGGATTTACTCCTAACAGTTGAAAACTGGCCAGTCCAGTTCTGAGATAAGATCCGCTTTGTGCTGAGTTTCCTGATTTTGATGTAAACATAATGGATTAAAATTATTGTATGTTATTAAAGTTTAAAGTTGCAGTAGTTGAATTGGTAAAAGAAGGATTTACTGTAAGAGTATTAGAACCATTACTTGTGGTAAAAGAACCTTGAAGATTTAATACTGTTCCATCTGTAGTATATGTAATAACAGGATTCCAAGGATTCCAGTATGGACTTCTCCATACACTTTTCTCTACAATAACCTCTTTGTATTTGACAGTTTCTACAAATGGAAGAAATTTCCATTGCTCCCATTCTTCTGGAAACCATGACATTAAGTAGTTAAAGACTGTTGATACTGGAACTTCTCCTTCCATCATAACAGTCTTTTTTTCAGTGTCTATATGTAGTTTCATTATATAAAGATTTTATCCCAATTATTAGCAAATGCTTTTGATTCTCCTTTACTTGCATAATCTGGATTTGTTAGTTCCAAAATTACAAACTCCTGATTAGAAAGATGTGGTGGTCTAGCTCCAGTAGCTAAATCTTGTTCATGAGTTTTGAAACTCAAGATACTTTGATTCAGATTTTGAGGATTTCTAAACATATACCCAATGGCATCTGCATTTGCGCATACAATCTGTTTTAGTTTACCAGTTAAAGCTACATCTTTAGCATTTAAGTCTTTACCTTGCTTATTGATACTAGAATCTTTAACATGGCTCACTAGGATTGAGCAAATATTACACTTTCCTTCCAGGGGTTTAAGTAGAGCTTCAAAAGCTTTTCTCAACCAATCATAACCTCCACCATTTGGAAGTTCTGAAACTACGTCTGTCCCTCCAAAAGACTTTCCTATTGGAGTTTGTTTATACATAATTGTAGCATACTGTCTAGCATAAACTTCTAATGCTGAAGTTGTATCTACAATTAAATAGTCATATTGCCACTTCTTATTTGCTTGGTAATACTCCTGAAGCTTTGTACCAATTAACTGAAATATTGCTGCTGGATTTGTATCATTGTCTCTCAGCATCTTCTTAAAATCAATTTTCATTGATTCTACAAACTCGGCGCCTTCTTCCAAATCAATTAGTAATGCATTTTTCAGTTTGGATAAAGCTTCTGTTTTACCCACTTTAGTATGAGCAAATATGACCATTCGTCTAGGATTCTGAGATCCTAATTTTTCAACCTTTGTTGGTAAATCGAACATCTATTCTATTAAGGATTAAAAGTAAATTTAGTTTTTTGGGGTTCTAACTTACGCGTACTCCTCGGAAGTTTCTACTTCTACTTCTTCTTCAGTCTCTGGAGTAGAAGTGTATGTAGCTGTTGACTGTTGTGGAGTTACATCGTCGACAATTGTGTACCAAGCATCTTTACTCTTACGTGCTCTAGTACGTAGATTAAAACCATTGTCTTTAAACATGGCTTGAACCATCTTTTCTGTGATTTCCAATTGCTCTGTAGAAAGTTCTTCTCCAATTTGAGCATAAGTTTTAGAACTGTTGAACAGATCTTCCAATTTTTGTTTTGTCATCTTGACCATTTTATTATTATTTTGAATTTAAAAGTTTACGTATTAATGTGATTTCTTCTGTTGATACTTCATACTCTTTAAGTAGAATGAAAAGTTGTACTACCGCAGTATTTAACCATTTCCAATTTACATTATTTACTTCAGCAAATAATGACCATCCTGGCAATTGTCCTAAGTTGCTATTACAAAGAACTTCTGAAAAGTAGATTTGTAAGAATTTAAATAAAAATTTATTCTGAGACCAATCTACATTCATAATACCTGTACAAGCTAGTTTAACATCATCTTTATTACCAGACATTAAACTCCAGATTTGAGAATATTTTTCATAACTAAAATCAAATCTTTCAACTTTACTGTCTATGTATTTTTGTAGAGCTGATTCAAATCTAAACCGATGATAATACTTATGTCTATTTAGAATTATAAGTGGTATCTGAACAGGTTTTTCACTACTTGACGTTGAAACATATTGATTATGAACAATCTTTGTAGCTAAATCCTGTTTTCTAGTTCTAGTACAACCTATAGTACCTAAATACTCTTCTGTAATTTTAACTGAAAACTTAGGATTTAGATACTCAAAGTAAACAACATCTCCTGAAACTAGTTTATTTGCATCAAAACTATTATATATTTGAGGTTTTAGTTGCCAAGATTTATCTCCTACCCAACCATTCCTAGGTTGATATAGATCATCTACTGTTTCCATGAGAAGTTAATATCAAATTGGTCAATATATGGTTTAATAGAACTTAAGCTGCTATTATTATCAATTGACTTTTGAGCTATCTCAAGAGCTGTAGACATAATTCTAGGACCAATCTTCTCATCAGAAATCAGTTCCTTGAATACTTCACCAGAAATACTATTTCCACAACCTTTACCATGTAGATACCTAGTTACATTAGGAAGTTCATAAGCTAGAGAAGTATCTTTATTCATCAATCCTTGTCTAAAATAGATTAAGAATAAAATATAAGGTAGAGATTCACTAATTTTACAATTGTCAATTGTTTTACAAGCTATCTTCCGATCAGATCTAAGCATAGAAACAATAGAGTCATAATTCTCTTCATTAATTACAAATCCTGAATTAATAAAGTTAAGAAGTTCTGATTCAAATACAATCCTAGGAAGTTTAGTTAACTCTGACAGTTTAAACCATTGAACGAAAGTTTCTAAGTAATTAGATCCCATAGAACTTACGTTATAAACTATCTCATCAGCCATTTCCAATGGGCAGTTACTGTCAATCTTATTATCCTTAAGAGACAATGGTTTAGTAGGAAACGATAAATCAGTACTTACAATTACAGCATCTGCTTTCTCCAATTTAATAACTCTGGAAAAAGCTTCTTCTGAAATATACAACATGTCTCTTTTAAAATCTACAGACTTAAAGAAATAAACATTATCCCCAGTCTTCATTATACCACTGGGTAGAGATAAAACTTGTTTGATCCACTTGATCAAATCTTGATTTGCATAAATGGCATCACCCGATGTCATTTTAATTAATTTTGGAGTCATTGAATTAGTTAGAGAACATCATTTTAACAATCTCCGGATGGAGAGTGATATACTGAAGTTTAGTTGATTGTTGTTTAGCTTTATCTGACATAAACTGTCTAGCCATGTAGAACTTAAGATCTTCACTGAAGCAATTGTGAAGAATCATACTTACAGCTTTAGCATTCTCATCTTTTCCCCATTTATCATGAGTACCATAGATGATATAATTTGTAATACGAGAGGCCATAATACTAGCTACTGCAGGAT